ATTCGTTCTGATGGTTCTGCTATTTCTTTACAAGTAAATAGTAAAAATAATATAAGAGCAGTATCGGATGCAGAGGTTGAACTTTATTATAATAATAATCTTAAATTTGAAACCACATCTACTGGTATTGATGTAACAGGAGAAGTTTTGGCAGACAAGGCTTACATTGCAGAATCAACTTTAACAGACGGTGCAACTATCAATTGGGATATGTCAACACAATCTGTTAGTAAAGTTACACTTGCAGGTAATAGAACAATGGCAGCTCCAACAAATGGTAGCACAGGACAATTTGCCTCAATTCTTGTAATACAAGATGGTACAGGTTCAAGAACAATAACATGGAATGCAGTTTACGAGTTTGCTTCTGATACTGCTCCAACATTAACAACAACTGCTAGTTTAGGAGATTTATTTACTTTTAGATATAATGGTACTAAATGGTTAGAAGTTGGTAGAAATCAGGCATTGACCTTATCGTAGGAGATATTATGTACGCATTAGTAGAATCAGGAACAATAACAAAATACTTTAACTACCCTAAAGGATTTACTCTAGGTGATAATCAATACTCAGCAGATGTATTCACTAAATGGACTACAACTGAAAGAGAAGCTATTGGATTATATGAAGTAATTTTTGATGACAGTAATAAAAAAGATACAAGATGGTATATTAATACAGACCAAACATTTACATATGACGCTGACGCCGGCACGGTAACTGCTACTTATGGTACAGCGACTGCTAAGGCACACGCTGATGTAAATTGGACACAATCAGAAATTGATGATGGTAACGCACCTGAAGGGGCTACAACTAACACCGTAAAAACGCCAGGTTTAAAAACTCAATTAATAAAAAATTTAAAAATTGAAGTATCTAATAATTTAGCAAAAACAGATTGGTATGTTACAAGAAAATCTGAAAAGACTACTGCTATACCAAGTAGCATTTCAACTCATAGGGACGCAGTAAGAACAAAACAAGCCGAAATGGAAACAGCTATTACAAATGCAGCCGACACAGCGGCACTTGAAACTCTTTACAAAGTTGTTAATACAGGAACGGAAGAAAGTCCTGTTTATGAAAGACCATTAGGTGAATTGCCAGAATTGGAGATTTAATTATGCCTATATTTACAGTAGGTGCAGCTGGAACAAGTGATAGTGGTTTCAATATAGATAACTCATTAAGGTTTAACAATCCTAGTGACGATACTTTATCAAGAACACAAACGGCAGGTGATAGACAAACATACACATTTAGTGTGTGGATTAAAAGAGCTAAGTTAGGTGTATATTTAAATGTTATGGGAACTAATTCTGAAGGAGAATGTTTAAGACTTGAAAGTGATAATGCACTTACTTATTTTTTTAATGGTTCATCTAGCGGATTTATAAAAACAACTCAACTTTTTAGAGATGTATCATCCTGGTACCATATTGTAGCTGCTGTTGATACCACACAAGCGACTGCTTCGAACCGTGTTAAAATTTATGTTAATGGTCAACAAATAACTAGTTTTAGTTCAGAAACTTATCCGTCATTAAACCAAGAAAATAAAATAAATCAAAATAGTGAAACATTTTATGTAGGAAATGGTCACGCCGAAAATGCAAGTAGAGAATTTGATGGTTACATGTCTGAAGTAGTAATGATTGACGGACAACAACTAGACCCAACATCATTTGGAGAATTTGACGAAGATAGTGGAATATGGAAACCAATAGATGTATCTGGTTTAACCTTTGGCACAAATGGATTTTATTTAGACTTTGAAAACTCTGGTAGTCTAGGTGCAGATGTATCAGGAAATGGAAATAACTTCACAGTTAATAACCTTACAGCAATTGACCAGACAACTGATACTCCAACAAATAATTTTAATACATTAAACGCTTTATCTAATCCCATTAATGGTTATACTTTATCTAATGGAAATTTAGAAGCAACTGTAAGTGGTCAAAGTTTTACAAGAACTTATATAGCAAGTACAATAGCACCTGAAACTGGAAAATGGTATTGGGAATCAAAACTAATAACATCTGGAGGTAGTGATAGGTCAAGTATAGGAATTTGTTCTTATGATGAAAATATAGGAACAGGAACTACAATACCTCAAAATGAACTTTCTATTTGTACAGGATATTCAAGGATTAGATTTACAGAAAATGGAAGTACCACAGAAGTTGATAGTTTTTATACTGTTCCATCTGCTAATGATATTTTTATGTATGCTTTAGACTTAGATAATACAAAATATTATTTTGGTATAAATGGTGTTTGGTGGAATTATAATACAGCAGAAACAGGGGGCGACCCAACTTCTGGAAGTGGTTATGTTACAAATAGTACAAATATAATTAAAGGTGCTATGTCAGCTTTTTTAAGAGTAGACGCAGGAGCGGCTGCTACAACATTTACGAATCAATTTAATTTCGGCTCTCCACCTTACGCAATCTCATCAGGCAATTCGGACGGAAAAGGTCATGGCAATTTCGAGTATGCCGTGCCTAGTGGCTACTATGCTTTGAATACAAAAAATTTAGCGGAGTTCGGATAATGGCTTATACAACAATAGACAAACCGACAGATTATTTTGAAACATTAACTTGGTCCGGAGATAATGCAAGTCCTAGGAATATAACAGGATTAGATTTTACCCCAGATTTTGTATGGATTAAAGAGCAAAATATTGCCTATTCAACTGGTCACCGATTATACGATAGTGTTAGAGGTGTAGGTGCTAATAAAGAGCTTGATACTAGTTCTACACAATATGAGGGTCAAGGTAATATAGAAACATATGGTTATCCAAATGCTTTAATCTCTGGTGGTTATACTGTTCAAACCGGTACAACTGATATCGACTATGTTAATAAAACAGGCAATACTTATGTTTCGTGGAATTGGAAAGCTGGAACATCATTTAGCAATGACGCAAGCGCAACTGGAATAGGAACTATTGATAGTACAGGAAGTGTTAGTACAACTGCTGGATTAAGTATAATTTCTTATACTGGAAATGGTACTACTAATCAAAGTGTGGCTCATGGGTTAGGTGCTACACCAAAAGTTATTATAATTAAAAATAGAACATCATCTAGTTATTGGTGTTTTACCGGTCCTAGATTTTTTAGTACAAGTGATACAAATATGTTATACATGCAAAATACTGCTGCTGAAGCAGATGACACGAATGTTAATGGTAACACAGCACCTAGTTCAACTGTTTTTGGAATTGGTGACTATAGTGCAGTTAACACAAGTGGAAATGCTCATATTGCCTATTGTTTCACAGAAATAAAAGGCTACTCAAAATTCGGATATTTTCAAGGCAACGGAAATTCCAATGGTCCATTTGTGTACCTTGGATTTAAGCCAGCTTGGATACTTTTTAAAAATACAACAGGAAACAATTGGGGAATACTTAATAATAAACAGGATCCTTTTAATATAACACAAACAAGATTACATCCTAATTTAGATATTGCTAATAATACAGGTGCAGGAGGTGTAGTGGATTTCTTATCAAATGGATTTAAATGTAGGAATAGTGATGGTTTAGAAAATGGTGCAGCTCCTATAGTGTACATGGCTTTTGCTGAGAATCCTTTTGTTACCTCAACAGGAATACCGGCCACCGCTAGATAAATATAAAATAGAGATTGAAAACTTGTATAAATATAACTAAGGAAGAAGATAAAACAATATGCCAGCAATTATAACAGACAGATTTAGAATTCACAATAGTGAACAGTTTTCAGAAGCCTTTTCTGAGGCGTCAGGTAATACTTTTTACTTAGGTATTGGTAGACCACAAGCATTCGCAACTTCTACAAGAGGTGACGCTAGAACAAATAATGAGGGTACAGATACATCTCCAGTTACTCCAGCAGACAATGTTAATTCACAACACTTTCCTTTTGATGATATGTTGGCGGCTAAGAAAATTACTTCTACAGATGTAACCTTTGCAGTTCCAAGAAGAAATTGGGCTACAGGTACAACTTACGATATTTACAGACATGACTATGGAGATTATGCGACAGGTACTACAACAGCTATTGCAGCTAATAGTGGTGCGTCAACATTACATGACGCAAGTTTCTATGTATTGACAACTGCTAGAA